CGACAACGCTTGCGAACTCGACGAGCAGCCCGTCGCCGGTCGTCTTGACGATGCGCCCGCGATGCTCTTTGATTTTCGGGTCAGCAAGATCACGTCGCAGCCCCTTCAGCGCGGATAGGGTGCCTTCCTCATCCACCCCCATCAGCCGCGAATAGCCGGCGACGTCGGCCGCCAAGATCGCTGCGAGCCGCCGCTGGACCCGTTCCTCCGCCATCGCTCGCGTGTCCCCGTTTGAGGGCGACAGCATACTCCGCTTGGGTGACGGTGAAAGCCTTGCTGTTAATGTTTTGATTTTGTAATGTTTTGATTTTGGGGTGACGTTCGGCGCATCGCTCACGTCAAGGCGACGATGCGGTCAATAAAGCACCGCTGTCACCCGAGACGCTTGAATAAGTGGCGAGGTTCTCGGCGACCGGGTGGAGTCCTGGACTATCGGGCTCGGCCGTGCAGCCCTACACCTCGCTCGCACAGCGCAGCGCATCCACCACTCTGCTGCACTCGACGGGAAGCCGTCTCCGATCGTTGCCTGCGGGAATACCGCTCGAACGGCCTCTTCTCGGTCGCGCACTGCTGCGCCAGGGAGGAAGTTAGGTTCGCAGGAGACTCCCTGGTGGAGGAGGCAGTCACGAGCGAACTCGTCTCTGAAATGCCAATTTCCCTGGTTACTGGGAAAAATACAGGGAATTCCGCTCCGATCACGACGCGAGCGCTTATAAAGGCCAGCCAATCCAATGTGTTACGCCCTAAATTCCCTGATGAGGAAACAGGGAAATTCTCAAGGGCCGAGCAGCGAATTGATCTGCCGCATCAGGGTAAATTGTTGAGAGATCAGGGTAAAAAGCAGCCGACCGTGGAAAGAGAACGTGATCCGTGGCCCATCTGCCTCGATGCAACGCCGGCTTCAGAACCTGCAGCCGATCACGTAAGATACGATCTTTCGGCGAGAGCCGCAGCTAGCACATTGGAGATGCGATCATAACGCCAATTTGCTCCTTTAAATGTTTGGCGAGGTACCCAGCTCGGAAACGCCGCTATAGCGCGGCAATCTGGATTGGAACGCGTATCCTGTTTGACGCGCAAGCACTCCGCAGCAAGTGCTACTATTGGGGGCGTGCCAGCACTATAGCGAGAGGATCAGTTGGCTCCGATGCGGCGCGGCCAGCAGTGGCCTCAAGTTGCCGATAGGGTGGGAACATCGGAAACCTACCCGGCTGCTCGGATGATGTTCTACCCTCGAGGGAGAAGGGAGTTCTGCCGCCTGAGATGATATCTGCTTGCTCGTCGGAATAGTGACTTGGTCAAGGCACGGCCGGTAGCCCGGGGAAACTGAGTGTCGGCCCACGGATTTTGCAAATGCAGAGGATAGGCGCGGGAATGAACATATGGTGGATAGACTTCGATCGCCTCGAGGTATACGAAGCGGGAGCGTTGCTGGTCACGCTGCTCGCTTATCCTGAAGAAGGCGAGGAGACGCGCAGCGAGGTGCACGCGTCCCTCTGTGCGCATGCGCTCAGAGTTAAGTGTGCAATGGAGCCCGATTGGGCGCTTCCGTCGCAACCGATCAAGCCGATCTATGCGTTGCGCCGTCAGGATGAGAACGATCGCTTTTTGCGCACCCTGGAACGCCGGGTACGCGATCGCCTGGTCGCCGGGCGCATGGCGATCGGGTTTCTCAAAGAGGCGCTGACCGGTGAAGTTCCTCCTGGAGTTAAACGCGTGTCGATCAATGAACTCGCTCAGCTTGTGCTTGACGATGTCGGATATACCGAGCCCGAGAATGTCGAGACCCGCATTTGGCGCCCAAGCTTGCCAGTGATCCACCTGGCTTCAGCACTTCAACTCATGCTCCATCTCGCCGATCCCGTAACTGGGCCGATCGGCCTGGAGGCGCTGCTGCTGGGGCGCAACGTCATCGAATTGCTCATACGCACCGCGGAATATCACGAAGCGTTGATTGCTCAGAGTCGGCATCTGCGTATCGCGCCCGAGAGGTTGATCAGGTTTCGATTGGCCTAAGACAGTAGCTTCAAAAATTTTTTGGTTTTGTGAAGTCGAAGCGGTTTGCCCGCCCGTGATAGGGGTGTGCGCAGAAGTCATTCCGCGCATTCCAGAGCGAACCGATGAAACCGTACAGACACGAACCCATTAAGACCAGGACAACCGCCGCTAGGGAGTTGAGGATCGATCTTAGGCCGGCCGAAGAACTCAAACCGAATCCCGCTAATGCGCGGATTCATAGTAAGAAGCAGATCCGGCAGATCGCGAACAGCATCGAGGCCTTCGGCTTCAATGTTCCGGTGCTGGTCGATGCCGAGCTCAACGTCATCTGCGGGCACGGTCGACTCCTCGCCTGTCGCGAACTCGGTTGGACCGAGGTGCCGACGCTGTGCCTCGATCACCTGACCACCGCACAGGCCCAGGCCTTTATGATCGCGGACAACCGGTTAACCGAGATCTCGTCGTGGGACGCTCGGTTGCTCGCAGAGCAGCTAAAGGATCTTTCGCTACACGGTCTCGATTTCAACATCGAGGTGATCGGCTTCGAGATGGGCGAGATCGATTTGCGGATCGCCTCGCTCGAGGACGTCCCGGAACAGGACGACGACCCGGCCGATGCTCTGCCCGAACCGCCGACGGGTTCGCCGGTTAGCAAGATCGGGGATTTGTGGCTGCTCGGTCGCCATCGCGTGCTCTGCGGCAGCGCGCTCGATGCCGCGGCTTTCACGGCGCTGCTGAGCGACGAACGCGCCGCGATGGTGTTCACCGATCCGCCCTACAATGTGCCGATCGATGGTCATGCGAGTGGTCTCGGCGCGATCCACCATCGGCCCTTCCCGATGGCCTCGGGCGAGATGGATGGAGCCGAATTCACCAGCTTTCTTAGCGAGGCTTTCCGCAACCTCGTGGCATTCAGCGTCGACGGCGCGGTGCACTTCATCTGCATGGACTGGCGTCATGTCGAGGAGCTGCTGGCGGCCAGCCGAGCCGCCTATGACGAGCTGAAGAACCTCTGCGTCTGGGTCAAGGACAATGGCGGGATGGGCTCTCTCTACCGCAGCCAGCACGAGCTTGTCTTTGTGTTCAAACATGGCCGCCAGGGGCACCGCAACAATGTCCAGCTTGGCCGGTTTGGCCGCAACCGCAGCAATGTGTGGCATTATCCCGGGGCCAACTCCTTCGCCCGCGGCGGCGGCGAGGGCAATCTGCTGGCATTGCACCCCACCGTGAAGCCGGTGGCGCTGGTCGCCGATGCGACCCTCGACTGCTCAGCTCGCGGCGACATCGTGCTCGACGCCTTTCTCGGCAGCGGCACGACCCTGATCGCCGCAGAGCGCACCGGCCGGCGGTGCTACGGGCTGGAGCTCGATCCGGCTTATGTCGATACGACCATCCGCCGTTGGCAGGCGCTGACCGGTGGCAGCGCCCGCCATGCTGCGAGCAACCGCAGCTTTGACGACCTCGCTCGCGAGGCGGAGGCCACCAATGCTGCCTGAAAGGACGCGCCATTACGAGGTGGGCTACGGCAAACCACCCCTGCACACTCGGTTTCAGAAAGGGGAGTCGGGGAACCCCAAAGGCCGGCCGCGCGGAAAGAAAAACATGGCGACTTTGCTGAGCACTGCCCTAAACGCGTCGATCGTCGTCGTCGCGAATGGGCGGCGCAAAAAAATCACCAAGCGCGAGGCGATCGTCACCCAACTGGTGAACAAATCGGCCGCGGCTGATCTTAAGGCCACTCAGATCGTGCTTGCGATGCTGCGCGAGGTGGAGTCTCAGGACGACGGTTCTGCTGATCCCGCGGTCTTCGCCGAGGCAGACCACGAAATCATTCGGCGCATCCAAGCGCGCCTCCGAAACGAGAATGGGTGAAATGGCGATGACTGCCCTTTCGCCTTCCGAATACAATGCGATCCTTCGTTCGGACTTAGGCTTTTTCGCTCAACGCTGTTTTTCCGAGCTCAACCCGCAGGCGGCGTTTGCGCCAAACTGGCATCTCGAAGTGATCGCAGCCAAGCTGACCGCGGTGCGGGAAGGAAAGATCCGGCGGCTGATTATCAATGTGGCGCCCCGCAGTCTGAAATCCCTGCTGGCCTCCATCGCGTTCCCAGCGTGGTGTCTGGGGCACGATCCGTCGGCCCAGATCCTCTGCGTCAGCTATGCCCAGGATCTCACCGACAAGCTCGCCCGCGATTGACGCGCCATCCTGATGAGCCCGTGGTACGGGCAGATCTTTCCAACCCGCCTGGCGCCGCACCGCCAGGCGGTGCAGGAGTTCATCACCACCCGCCAGGGCTATCGCCTCGCCACCTCCACCGGCGGGGTGCTGACCGGACGCGGCGCCGACATCATTCTGATCGACGATCCGCTCAAGCCGGAGGAGGCGCTCTCCGACGCGCAGCGCAAAGCCGCCAACGAGTGGTACGACCACACCCTCTACAGCAGGCTCAACGACAAGCGCCATGGCGCCATCGTCATCATCATGCAGCGGCTGCACGAGGACGACCTCGTCGGCCACGTCCTCGCGCAGGAGGGCTGGGAAATCCTGAGCTTTCCGGCGATCGCCGAGGCCGACGAGGTGCATCGAATCGAGACCATCTGGGGAGAGCAGTGCTTCCGGCGCCGTCAGGGCGAAGCCCTGCATCCCGACCGTGAGCCGCTCGATACCCTCGACCGCATTCGCCGCACGATCGGCGAATACAACTTCGCCGGCCAGTATCAGCAATCCCCCGCCCCGCTGGGCGGCGGCCTGGTCAAGGCCGAATGGTTCAAGCGCTATCGCGAGAACGAGCGGCCGGAGCGCTTCGACCGTATCGTGCAGAGCTGGGACACCGCCAACAAGGCAACCGAGCTCAGCGACTTCTCGGTGTGCACAACGTGGGGAGTGAAAGGCAAGGACCTCTTCCTCCTCGCTGTGTTCCGCCGGCGGCTCGAGTACCCGGCGCTCAAGCGCGCCGTGCGGGAGCAGCTGAGCCTGTTCGGTGCGAACGAGGTGCTGATCGAGGACAAGGCCTCGGGCACCCAGCTGATCCAGGAGCTGATCGCCGACGGCTGTCATGGCGTCACCCGCTACCAGCCGACCACCGACAAGGTCATGCGTCTGAATTCGCAGACCGGAGTAATCGAGAACGGCTTTGTCCATATTCCGGAGACGGCGCCGTGGCTCGCCGAATACCTCCACGAGATGACGGTGTTTCCGAAAGGCAAGCACGACGACCAGGTCGATTCGACCGCACAGTTCCTGGACTGGTACAAGAAGCCTTTTCCGGGCCAGGGCCACTACGAGT